ATTTACTAGACGAGAAGAAGGATTTGGTTTTATAACAATGGTACTCCTACTTACATTACTGGCACTCATTACATGTACTTGCAATGGTCAAAGATCGATATTGGAGCACCAGACTTTAGAGAAGCAAACAGACTCTTCTTTATATTTTGGGAAGCATGTAAAGCAGATACAAGATGCTACGGAATGTGTTACCTCAAAAACAGACGATCTGGATTCTCTTTTATGTCAAGCGCAGAGCTTGTCAACCAGGCTACAATATCTTCCGATGCTAGGTTTGGAATACTTTCCAAGTCTGGAGCAGATGCCAAAAAAATGTTCACAGATAAAGTTGTACCTATATCAGTCAACTACCCGTTCTTTTTTAAACCCATTCAAGATGGTATGGATAGGCCGAAAACTGAACTGGCATATAGGGTTCCAGCATCGAAACTTACTAGAAGAAAGCTTGAGTCGAATGAACAGCTTAGAGAACTAGACGGACTTGATACAACTATTGACTGGAAAAATACAGGTGATAACTCTTATGATGGTGAAAAGCTAAAACTATTAGCCCATGATGAAAGTGGTAAATGGGAGAGACCTGATAACATATTAAACAACTGGAGGGTTACAAAAACTACACTACGTCTTGGTTCTAGAATTGTAGGTAAATGTATGATGGGCTCAACTTCAAATGCTTTAGACAAAGGTGGAGACAACTTTAAAAAATTATACTACGCTTCAGACGTTACAAAAAGAAATAGAAACGGACAAACATCTTCTGGGCTCTATAGCTTGTTCATTCCTATGGAATGGAACTACGAAGGATTCATCGATACTCATGGATTACCTGTCTTCATTGGAAGCGAAACTCCAATCAAAGGAGTTGATGGCTATGAAATTACAACAGGAGTTATCGAGCACTGGGAAAACGAAGTCGACGGTTTAAGAGAAGATCCTGATGGTTTAAATGAATACTATAGACAGTTTCCAAGAACTGAAGCACATGCTTTTAGAGACGAAACAAAAGATAGTTTATTTAACTTGACTAAAATATACGAACAAATTGATTTTAATGCTGAGCTTAATAATTCAGCAGCTGTTACAACAGGTAGTTTTCAATGGGAAAACGGTATTAAAGATTCAAGGGTTATATTTAGTCCAAATAGAAATGGTAGGTTCCAGATAAGCTGGGTTCCACCTAAAAACCTCCAGAATCGAGTGATACTAAAGAATGGAGTTAAATACCCTGGAAATGAACATACTGGAGCTTTTGGTTTAGATAGCTACGATATATCAGGTACAGTTGATGGTAAAGGTTCTAATGGAGCTTTACACGGACTTACAAAGTTTTCAATGGAAGACGTACCACCAAATCATTTCTTTTTAGAATATATATCAAGGCCGCAAACAGCTGAGATATTCTTTGAAGATGTATTAATGGCTATGGTATTTTACGGCATGCCTATACTTGCTGAAAATAACAAACCTAGGTTTTTATACTATTTAAAACGAAGAGGTTATAGAGGTTACTCTATGAATCGCCCTGATAAAGTTTGGAATAAACTTTCTACAACTGAAAAAGAAATAGGTGGAATACCTAACACAAGTGAAGATATTAAGCAAGCACATGCTGCTGCTATAGAATCTTATATAGAAAGCTATGTAGGATTAAAAGAAGATGGTTATGGAGACATGTACCATCAAAAGACATTAGAAGATTGGTCTAAGTTCAATATTAATAATAGAACAAAGCACGATGCTTCGATAAGTTCAGGTTTAGCTATAATGGCTTGTAATAAAAATAGGTATACACCTGTTAACAAAAGACAAATGAAATCTGTAGCTTTAGGTATTAAAAGATATGATAATACGGGTTATAATTCAAAAATAAAATAGATGATAAATACTAATTACAATAGTTCTTTTCCAGATCAGGTTGTGCCAGACGTTGAAAAAGCTTCTTATGAGTATGGTTTACAAGTAGGTAGAGCCATAGAGTCTGAGTGGTTTAGAAACGACAGAGGTTGGTACGATAGATTTAATACGAACTATAATAATTTCCATAGACTAAGATTATATGCTAGAGGAGAACAATCTATTCAAAAGTACAAAGACGAATTATCTATTAATGGCGACTTATCTTATTTAAACTTAGACTGGAAACCCGTACCAGTATTCCTAAGTTTGTAGATATTGTTGTAAACGGTATGTCTCAAAGATCTTACGATATTAAAGCTTATGCTCAAGATCCTGAGTCTATAATGAAAAGAACTGCTTATGCTGAAGCTCTACAAAGAGATATGATGCAAAAAGATCTTATCAACCAAATACAACAAATGACAGGGTTAGATGTTTCTAAATCACAAGGTAAAGGTTTAGAAATGGAAAACGAAGAAGATCTACAGCTTCATATGCAAATGGATTACAAAGAATCTATTGAAGTAGCTGAAGAAGAGGTTATTAATAATGTATTAGCTAATAATAAATATGATTTAACTAGAAGAAGATTAAATCAAGATTTAACTATATTAGGTATTGCAGCTACTAAAACATCTTTTAATAGATCAGAAGGTGTTACTGTTGATTATGTAGATCCTGCAAGTTTAGTTTATTCATATACTGAAGACCCTAATTTTGAAGATTTATATTATGTAGGTGAAGTAAAGCCTATTAGCTTGTCAGAGCTTAAAAAGCAATTCCCATATTTAACGCCTAACGAATTAGAAGAAATACAAAAGTATCCAGGTAATCAAAACTATACTAGAAACTGGAGTGGTCGTTATGATGATGACACAGTACAAGTATTATATTTTGAATACAAAACATATACTAACCAAGTATTTAAAATAAAGCAAACTGCATCAGGACTTGAAAAAGCATTAGAAAAACAAGATACATTTATAGATGCACCAGAAGGTGATAACTTTAAAAAAGCATTTAGATCAATTGAAGTACTATATTCAGGAGCTAAGATACTAGGGCATGAAAAAATGCTTGAGTGGAAAGTAGCTGAGAATATGACTAGACCATATGCTGACACTGTTAAAGTTAACATGAACTATAACATCGTAGCTCCTAGATTGTATAAAGGAAGAATAGAGTCTATAGTTTCACGTATNACTGGTTTTGCTGATATGATACAGCTAACGCATTTAAAACTGCAACAGGTNATGTCTAGGATAGTNCCTGATGGTGTTTATATGGATATAGACGGTTTAGCAGAAGTAGATTTAGGTAACGGCACTAATTATAATCCAGCAGAAGCATTAAATATGTATTTCCAAACTGGTAGTATAGTTGGTAGATCAATGACTCAAGATGGTGGTATGAACCCAGGTAAAGTTCCAATACAAGAGCTTTCTACTTCAAATGGTATGGGTAAAATACAATCATTGATACAAACTTATGAGTATTATCTTAAAATGATTAGAGACGTGACGGGACTTAACGAAGCTAGAGATGGTACATTACCAGACAAGCAATCGTTAGTTGGTTTACAAAAACTTGCTGCTGCTAATTCAAACGTAGCTACAAGACACGTATTACAAGCTAGTTTATATTTAACTCTTAGAACTTGTGAAAACATATCATTAAGAGTAGCTGATGCTTTAATGTTTCCAATGACTAAACAGTCTTTAATGTCTAGTATATCTAGATACAACGTAGGGACATTAGAAGAATTATCTACTTTAAATATGCATGACTTTGGTATATTCTTAGAACTAGAACCAGATGAAGAGCAAAAACAAGTACTAGAACAAAATATTCAAATAGCTTTACAAGCTGGACAAATAGATCTTGAAGATGCTATTGACATTAGAGAAGTTGCTAATTTAAAGTTAGCTAATCAAATGTTAAAAAAGCGTAGAAAAGATAAAGCAGCTAGGGACCAACAAGCTCAACAAGCTAATATACAAGCACAAGCACAGGCTAATGCTCAATTAGCAGAACAAACAGCTATGGCAGAAGCTCAGAAACAACAAATACTAACTGAGCAAAAGATGCAACTTGAGAAAGCTAAAAGTGATTTTGAAGTACAAAAGATGGAGAGAGAAGCACAAATTAAACAACAGTTAATGGAACTAGAGTTTAATTACAATATGCAACTTACTCAAGCTCAAGGGCAAAGCAGAAAAACTCAAGAAGAATTTAAAGAAGATCGTAAAGACGAACGAACTAAAATACAAGCAACGCAACAATCTGAGTTAATAGATCAAAGAAAAAATGATTTATTACCGAAGAACTTTGAATCCGCAGGTAATGATACTATGGGTGGATTTGGCTTAGAGCAGTTTGGCCCTAAGTAATTTTTAATAACTATTATATTATATTATGTCAAAAGAAGTAAAAGAAGAAGGTTCTTTTAAAATAAAAAAGAAACCAGGTAGACCTAAGAAACTTACCAAACAACAAGAAACTATAAAAGTAGATTTATCTAAAAAAGATCCTGTAGAAGAAGAAGTAACAAAAGTTGTTATTGACGAAACTAAGGAAGAGCCAGTAAAAGAAGTTGTTGAAGAAAAAACTGAAGAAGCTACTGAGGAAAAAGTAACACCAATACAAGAAATTACTGAAGAGCCTAAGGTAGAAGAAACTAAAGAGCCAGTTATGGAAACTGCTCCAGAGCCTGCTAAACCAGAAATTAACTTACCTGAAAATGTAGAAAAGTTAGTTAAGTTCATGGAAGAAACAGGTGGCACAGTTGAAGACTACGTTAGATTAAATGCTGATTACAGCAACGTAGATGATAATACTTTAATTAGAGAATACTACAAACAGACTAAACCACACTTAGANATGGAAGAGGTTGACTTCTTATTAGAAGATAACTTTTCATTTGACGAAGATGTGGATGAAGAGCGAGATATAAAGAAAAAGAAACTTGCCTTCAAAGAAGAAATTGCTAAAGCCCGTAAATTTTTAGAGGACACTAAGAGTAAATACTACGACGAAATCAAGTTGAGACCCGGCGTAACTCAAGACCAACAAAAAGCAATGGACTTTTTCAATAGATACAACGAAGAACAGAAAATGGTTAAAAATCAACACGAGAGGTTCCAAAATAACACTAAAAGCTTCTTTAGCCAAGAATTCAAAGGTTTTGACTTCAATATTGGTAAAAAGAAATTTAGATATGGAGTTTCGGATACTGATGGTGTTGCTAACACCCAATCTGATCTAACTAATTTTGTTGGGAAGTTCCTAAACGAGAAAGGTGAAGTAAAAGATTATGCTGGTTACCACAAAGCCATTTATGCTGCTGAAAACGCTGATACAATAGCTAATCATTTCTATGAGCAAGGCAAAGCCGATGCTGTAAAAGATATGATGGCTAAATCCAAAAATGTAAGTAACGAACCTAGAGTAACATCTACTGGTGATGTATTTATCAACGGATTAAGAGTAAAAGCAATTAGCGGTGTAGATAGTTCTAAGTTAAAAATAAAAACAAAACAAAAATAAAACTTAAAACTAAAATAAAATGGGATTAGTAGATAATACTCCTGGATTAGCTCCATCTCAAAAGAAAGTTGCTTTAACTGAAAACTACCTTTCTTTTACAGACGGAACTAACACTTTTGCTCAACAATACCTTCCGGAATTGTATGAAGCTGAGGTTGAAAGATACGGAAACCGAACTTTACAAGGTTTCTTGAGAATGGTTGGCGCTGAAATGCCAATGACATCGGATCAAATTATTTGGTCTGAACAAAATAGATTACACGTGTCTTATAACACTGCTGTAGTTGGTGGAATAGGTACTACTGTAACTGTAACTCTACCAGCCGGATCTGACGGTGCTGGATCTCAATGCGCAATAAGAAAAGGACAAACTGTAGTTGTTTCTAATGGATTAGCTAGTGTAAAAGCAAGAGTTTCTAACGTGGCTTTAGCTAGTGGAGCTTCACCAAGTAGAACAGCTGTTGTTACTGTTGAAACTTATAAAGTAGCCGAACTAAATACTGGTGGCTTAGCTGATGCTGCTGCTGTTAAAATATTTGTTTATGGTTCTGAATTTGCTAGAGGAACTTCAGGAATGGATGTTCAGGGCAATATAGCTGATTCTGGTGTTTCAGCTATTGAGCCTTCTTTTACCCAATATAATAATAAGCCAATTATACTAAAAGACTTTTATGAAGTCTCTGGTTCTGACGCTTCTCAAATTGGGTGGGTTGAAGTTGCTACTGAAGATGGTACTTCTGGATACTTATGGTATCTAAAAGCTGAGTCTGAAACTAGACTAAGATTTGAAGATTACTTAGAAATGAGTATGGTTGAAGCTGAAAAAAACGGAGCCAACGGTGGTGTAACTTTAGCT